AAGTGGAGATCTTTATGTTCAAGATGATATAGTATTTTCAGACGTAAGTGCTGGAACTTTAGGAGTTACTGGTGGAATTGACATGCAAAGTACAACAAGTGCAATTGGTATTGACTTAGGTGGTACATTTTCTACTGCCGCAATTAATATTGATGGAACTTGTTCATCTATAGGTATTAACTTAGAACAAACATTAGGAGCAAATGGTATTGGTGTTAATTTAGATATAGATGTGCCTTTAGCAACAGTCACCCATGATTGGACTGCGGCATTAAAAATAGCGATTGACCAAACAAGTATTGTGGGGGGTTCCCCTGCGTGGAATGCAAGAGGTAGAATCCTTGGTATAAAATCAGACGTGACTGTTAATGATACAATAACAAATGTTTTTGGTGTCTTTTCCAAGATTACAATGGCATCCTCCTTGTATGGTGCAGGGAATGAAATAAACGATGTTCAGGCTGTTTATGCTTGTGTGGATATTTTAAGCACTGCCGGGAACACTGTTGAACAGCAGACTACAAGCCAGGTGTGTGCTTTGAAAGGAGCAATCACAAATACCTCAACTTCTTGTACTTTAGACGGAGGATTAGCATGTTTGGTCTTAGAATGGGGACCAAATACAAATGCCACACAAGGAAAGTATTTGATGCACGCATATAATCATGGCAGCACAACAGTAGATGCAGGAATATTATTACATCCTCATGGGACATTAACTACAGGAATCGACCTTACGGCAGAAAGTGGAGGAGCAATTACTACTGGGATTAATATTGGAAGCTGCACAACAGCTCTTAATGTGGCTGGTGGTGTAGTTAATATCGGTGTGACGGGGACTCGTAGAACGTTATCTGCTTCAGCTCCATTGTTTAATATGTGGGCTACAAGCACAGCAACTTCCGGTAGTTTAAGAACTGCCCAAATTAATACGTATTACACAGGAACAACTGGAACAGAGAATATAGAAGCATTTACTTCGATTGTATCTTCTGCCGTATCAATGGGACAATGGGTTAATGCTCTTTTTGGTAAGATTGATATGACTACAAGCGGGCAAGTCGCAGGTACTGCAGGAGCAGTATGTGCTGAAATATCCATGCCAGACAACAATCCGGGAGGTGGACGTTATTCATGTTTCCAAGCAGAAATAGACCAAACTTGCACAGGTGTAGGTATTGGTTCGTGTTTCTTGAGCGGTAATGCATGGGGGACTAATGTTGCTTCATGGAGAACAAGTGGAGATATATTTATCTTTACTGGATTGGGTACTGCAACAGCAGGCAAAGTATTTGATACATGTGTTGCTCCAGCAGCTTCACACGCATTACGTATTGATATTGATGGTACTAAGTACTATATCTTACTTCAAAGTAATGTGGACGCATCTTAAATAGCCAAAAATAATTTATTTTTTTTCTTTTATTTTTTGAAAAGGTTTAAAAAGTTTAAAGTCTTGAAAAAGACAGAATAGAAAGGAGAAATCCAAGAAGAGTTGAAAGGAGGTAAAACCCTAAATGATAAAAGTCCGGGATGAATTAATAAATTGTTCTACTTGCGGAAAGAAGACGAAGAGAAAAAGCAATTCCCAAAAATATTGCAGCAAAGAATGTTTTAACTTTTCCTATGATTGCTGAAGAAAGAAATATAGAAAGGAGTACTTAAAAAATCCAAATAATAGATTACATAAATATATAGCAAATGCAAAACGAAGAGCGCAGAGAAAGAATATTATTGAAGAGTTCACAGAAACAGAATGGGTAAATAAACTGAAAAGTACTAATGGGGTTTGTCCGCGTTGTAAAAAAGACGTCGGGATATTGAAACTCACATTGGACCACATCTATCCAGTAAGTAAGGCAAACGAAAAGTATTTAAAAACAGGAATCCAAATAATATATGGGATAAAAGATGTACAACCATTGTGCAAGAAGTGTAATTCATCCGAAGGAAATAAAATCAAATAGGGGAAATCAAATTGAGAAAAATAAAATTAGAAAAGTGGAAATCGAATGCACCAGTTTATGATAAATTAGGTAATATGATTCCTGGAAAAACTGAAGAAAAAGAGGAAGATTTACTTGTAGCACTCAATGTTTTAATTCTTAACAAGAAGCCAGAAGATATACCAAAAGGATTAGATCACTTTAGAACATACGGAAGATTAAGTAAGGCATTCGATAAAGCAAACAAATCAAGAGTTCTTGAATTAGAAGAAACAGATTATACATTCCTTAAAGATATGATTGAAAAAGACACTCCAGGAGCTTGGGGAATGAATCAAGATATCTTAAAAGCTGTTGAGGCATTCATGGAAACTAAATCAGAAGGACAGGAATAAGGAGGTAACATGGGAACACAACTCGAACAAGACCAATTTTTCGCGATGAAGGAAGGAGAACCGCATAAAGTTCATATGAACGGACAAAAGTTAGCTTTTAGTAACTTACCTAAAGAAATGCAAGATACTATTAGAAAGAGACTTGCTGAAAAGGATGATGTAATGGCAAGAGGACTTAAAGGAATTTTACCCGGTATTAAGATAGACGGTAAAGAAGTTACTAAAGATAATATCAAAGACTTTGAAATAGACAAGATGTCAGAACCAAAAAAGCAAGAACCAAAAGTAGCTAAAGTTACGAAGTATACGAAGGCAGACTTAAACAAATTAACCTTTACACAACTAAAAAAAATTGGTGCTAAATTTGATGTTACTGATAGATCCAAAGTAAGAATAATCAGGGAGATATTAGAAGCACAATAAATTTTTTTATTTTAATTAAATTTATATAGTTTAAAAACTATTAAAATGAAAGGAGGAAGAATGGCAGGACAAAATTTTCAAAAACCAGCAAAGGCAAAGATAGTGAATACGTTACCAGCATTAGGTAATGCAGAAATAGGAGAGTTATACTACGATTTAGCTAACGGTAGACTCTATATTAGACGAGTTGATGGTTGGAAGTATGTAACCATGAATACATAATGACATACTATTCTGTTTCAGATACAGTTTTAGCAGATATGTTGACAAGTCTAAATGCTGAAGGAGTACCAGGACATCACATTGTTGGAGTACTACACGACGGGACTAATTATATTGTAATCTATTGGAAGTAAGATAATTTTAAATAGTTTGAAAAATTATATTCTTTGAGGTAAATATGCCAAGTGTAATCACAATTCCATCAGGACAATTGAATGTTCCAGGACAAGAAGTTTCAGGTAATTATGGTGCTATAGTTTATGCAAGTACAGTAACCAATTTACTTGAATTGTTAAATGAATATAAAATCTCACCACATAAAATTAAAAAAATAGAATACGATACAAAGGAGAAACAGTATTTCGCTGTTTATCATATATAATGGCAAATAAGCGTCGTTGGTTTCGACTAGGAAGCGGGGTGGCAGTTGGAGTTACAACACTTTTAGGATTATTCTGGTTTCTAACAATACAGTATGGTTTTATTATAACAGAAATGTGCAGGAACTTATGAAGACCCTTGTATATCTGAATTTGAAGTAAAAAATCCAAGAGGAATTTATGTGGATATTTATAGTGCTGACCAAGTTAAACTTGATTTCTTTCCAGAGATTTATGATTATGCTTTGTTTGTTCCAGATAAGAGATGTTCTGCTACTGGGAGTTGTGCTTGTATTTTGAAGGACGGTAGAAAATTAGGATTCGAGGATTGGAGATGTGTGGATTTTACTAATAAAACAAAACCACGAGAAGATAAAGTTTATAATTTTAGATTTCCAGCATACTCAACTATTAAATTTAGATTAGCAGGAATTAAGTTAGATACTAAAGATACTATTAAATGGTCTTTTGCTACAGGGGATGGAGAATTAGACCCTTATTGGGTTAGTAATGCTTATGGGAGGAATCAGTTTATAATTCATTATGAATAAAAAATTTAATATGAAACCCAAAAAAGCCCAATTAAAAAGATTAATGACATTAGGATTATTTATTATGATTGGTTGTTTAGTTTTAGTAATGGCGACTTGGTATTCAGTAGGGGATGTAACAAATTCTTTTCAATTAGAATATCCTCTTAACGATTCGACAGTTCCTAATCATTATACTAATTTAAATGTAAGTGTAAATGAAACTGGTAATTTAAAAGTTCTTATTTTTGCAAACGAGAACAAATCAAGGTTAGATTTAAGGGATAGTTTAGTTTATATAAATTTAAATGCAACAGAAAATATCTTTTATAATTTTACAACAATTCCAATTCAACATGATGATGAAGGACTTGTTGCTCTCTACCATTTTGATAATTTATCTGAATACGGAGAGAACTCTACTCATGTTTATGATTTTGCTAATAGTGGTGGTGTTAATAATGGGACTGTTGTTGGTGCTATTTGGAATGAGAGTGGGAAGATTGGTGGTGCTTATACAGGGTTCTTAAATACAACAGCAAATCAAAAAGTAATAAAACGAACTGAGGTTGTTCAACCAACAGATAATTTTACCGTTAGTGTTTGGATATATCCTAAAGGTTATGGGGTTACAACTACCCAATATTCTCATATAATAAATTTTATTCCTGAGTATAGTGGGTGGATTAGCTGGGGTAAAGAAAGTGCAGGAAGTACTTTTTGTTATATGGCAGGACACACGGCAGAAGGAGATTTTGATACCAGTTGGAATAATAATTTATTAGAATTTACATCAACTTCATATAATGGACTTACAAATTGTCCTATTGGAAAATGGGCTAATATAATAGTTACTGGGGAATATAACGGTAGTTCAACAGAAATTACTTTTTATATTAATGGTAATGAGGCTATGAATGCAAAGACTATAGGACCTATGATAAGTACAGGAAATACGATGCAAATTGGTTCTCATGATGGTTATCCCCAATTTAATTATAAGTCTTTTAATGGAACAATAGATGAAGTAGCAATTTATAATAAAACTTTAAATGAATCTGAAGTTTTAAATATTTATAGACTTGGAGCAAATAAAAAATATTATTGGAAAGTAAATGCCACAGACACCTCTGGAAATTCTAATGAAAGTGAGATTTTAGAGTTTACAACAACTAATCCAATAATTACTATTAATTTTTCGGATTCAATTGGAAATATAAGAAGTAATTTTTATGGGGTTAATACTCATGGGAAATGGGGAACAGATACAAGTTTAATTGATGTAGATGCAGATGGAACAAGAGATACAGATTCAAATTATACTTGGCATAGAAAAGCATTTTTAAATTCAGGAATGACTATAATGAGGGCTGATATGTATTTAAGTAGTCTGGCTAATGAAGATGGAACTTTTAAAACAACTTCAGGAAATAATGATAATAGAGCTATGAGATATGATTTAGTCAAATGGGCTTATGAGAATAATATTAAAATTCTATTTATTGCAAGTTCAATGCCTTCTTGGTTAAGAAATACAACAGAAGGATGGTGCACTACTTCTCCTTGGACATGCCCTCCAAAAAATTACACAAGATGGGGAGAGTTAGTCGTTGATTTTATAGATAATGTTACAGTTAATGGGTTATATAATTCTACAATTATGATAGAAGTTAAAAATGAACCAGATTTAATAAGTTTTTGGATGAGTGATGTTGCTGTTACAAATATCAATAGAAGTATAGAATATAACAAATTCTATAATGCAACATGGAATGAAGTTAAAGAGAAATATCCAAATATGGCAGTTGGTGGTCCCGCTGTCGCAAGAGTAGAAACTGTTGGAGGCAAATTAATTTATCAAAATTGGTTAGGAAATTTCACAACAAATATGGATTTCTTTTCTTTTCATAGATATAGAACTATGTCTTTAGAAAATTATGATGATGTATTAAAATCAGACTATAATGACATAATCACAAATTGCAATACTTATGGGGCAAATTGTTCAAGAATTTTATTAGACGAATTTAATGAGTGGGATTCAAATAATAAATTAAATAATCAAGATTTTTGGGGAATGCAATTAGCTTTATCTTTTTCTGGAACTATAAATAATTATCCAGAAAATGTGAGTATGGTTTCATATCAATGGGCAGAATTTTTAAATTATACAGAAGGAAGTGCAAATTATCCAGAATATCCACAAAAGTGGGCAATGGTATCAGAACCACAATTAGAAAATGAATATTACAGAAGTTACAACGTAACAAAATCCTTCGCAACCTACCATCGCACAGGTTCAACAGTATATACAAGCACTTCAGATAATAATGATGTTAAAGTTGTATTAAGTAAATATGGCTTAATGGATGCAATCACAATAATAAATACAGATTCAGAACAGGTTAATGTTACTTTAAATTTAGTAGGAAAAGTTCTTAATACTTTATATGATGTAGATGGAAATATTTATACAATAACAGATAATTCAACAGAAATCGGACTTTTGGATGGTTATGAAATAAAATATTTATTTACAAGAATTTATGATAGAAAAGCAAATCTTGATTATTATACATATTCTCCAAATGTAAATCATGATAATTTCAATTGGTCTTCTGGCTCTTATGATACAACATATTTAAAATTACAAAATTCAGAGGGGACAAACAAAGTAGATATTTATAATTTAACAAATGCTTTAGTTTATTATTCAAACGGAAGTATTGCAGGAGATAACAATCTGCAAAATAATGATGGAAATATAAATATTACTTTAACTCCAAATAATTATTCTTATGTTTTTGACCAAGCAAATATAACAGAAAATGCAGATAGAACAAACTTCCCAATTACTTTTGAATATCAAACAGATACTGAAAAATTACTAAAAAACACAATAAACATGGTTAATTTAACTACTGTATTAAATGTCTCAAATTGCTCAATCAGTAATATTGAATATTATTCTACTACTGGAACTTATAGAAAAAACCTAAGCAGTTCAGATTGGAGTTGTTCAGGTAATACATTAATTTTTAATGACCCAATAGAATATGAACCAGATACCTATGCAGTAAACTTTTCAGTTACATTACCTACTTCAATTACCAGTTTTAGAGTGGCTTCTAATTCATCTACTCAATATAACATGACGCCAATAGGACAAAATGACACGGTTCCTATCTTTAACATAACAAGTTATTCTCTATTTGATAGTTCTATCTGGTTAAGTGCTAATTTAAGTAATTCCTGTGTTAGTCTTTTCGCTGCGAATAATTCAGATAGAGATACTAAAAAGAACATCAACTCAACTTATTCAGACATGTTAGATTTAGGTGCTAATAGTGAAGAAGGTATTTGGATGTGGGTTGATTATAACTCTTGTAGTGTTTCAGGTAATAGTTTTGGATTCAAAATAGAAGGGAGGTATCCATAAAGTTTAATAACTTGATTGGATTAAGTAAATTATGGCATATTGTGTATACGGAGACATTAATCTGATGAGCAATATTACTTCGAGTGATGTTGCAAATGAAGATATTACGAACTTAATAGCTGAAGCCACAAAACAAATTAATTCTGATATTAATGTTGAAGTTATTAGAGAACCAATAAGTCCAATAGATAATACGAGAGAAAACAAAATAAATAGTTCAAATAAGACTTATTATGTCAGGAATTGGAACGGTAAGTTTTTAGCAGACCATAATAGTGACGGAGAGATAACTAAAGATGATGTTATAGTTTATCAAGTAACAAGTGATGGTACTGAAACTACTCCTACTATTACTTCAGTAGATGATGATGATTGTAGTATTACATTAGAATCTGCACCATCCTCTGGAGTCCGACTTTATGTCACTTATTCATATTCTACAGTTAGACAATTAGTAGATAATGTCGACGAGAAACTTAAATTAGCTTGTGTTTTTTTGGCTACTGCATATTGTTATGCAAAGATAAATATAGGTAGAGCACCAAACGTTCAGTTTGGCACTACAAGAATAGCAAGACACATGGATTCATATAATCATTATTACGAAAGATATTTAGACTTAATTAGACAAATTAATAGTACGGAGGAAGTTCATTCTAAAGTGAGTGATACGACAATCTAATGAGAGTTTTCGTAGGATTACCTATTTTTAACTTGCAGGATCCAAAGGTAGCAGAGTCACAGCAAATTTTATTTAATTCTACAAAGCATCAATTGTTTATTAATAGGGTAATTGGAGCAAATGTAGAACATGCAAGACAAATCTTAATGAAAAGATTTCTAAATTCAGACTGTGAATATTTCTTTTGTATAGATGCAGATAACTTTGTCTTAGAAAATCCTTATCCAGATTTAATAGATCATTTAATCTCTTTAGATAAAGATGTAGTAGGTGGAGTTTATGTTTTCAAACGAAGTCCGTTTTTACCAGTATTTAGACCATTAGATTTACAAAAGGAGTATGAAGAAAAAAGGAGTTTTCCAAAAGATTATAAATTTAAGATACCAAATGAATTGTTTGAAGTTTGCTGGATTGGAGGCGGCTTTAAGATGGTAAAAAGAAATGTTTGTGAGAAGTTGCAAGAAGTTTATAAGTTCCCTAATCTACCTATGGAGTATAAAGGAGAGTATGTAAGTGAGGATTGGAGTTTCGATATCAGGGCGAGAGAACAAGGATTTACTATTTGGGCAGATCCTACTTTTAAATTAGCTCATTTGGGTTCGTGTAATTATACTATAGAAAATTACGGAGGTAATTAAAATTACAAATTTAGATGTTCAAAACATTAGAAATGAAATAAATTACTATGGAGATACAGTTACCGTTAGAGTAATTACTGACGATTCTTACTCAAAATGGGGTGATGCTACTGAATCTGCTGCAGACACTGAAGGTGTGAAGTGTATAGTTAATGATTTTACTGCTGATGAATTAAAAGAAATGGAATCTATTTATCAAGAAGCAGAAAAGAGATTTTACTTTTTGTCTGATAGAACAGATATAGCAAATGGAAGTCGTATAATATTTGATAATATAACTTATGAAATAATTAGAGTAATCAAACAAACTATGGCTGGTAATACTTATACTATCGAAGCATGGGGCAAACCGGTTTAGAAACATTTATTAAGTTCTATGTTTTAGATAAAATGTTGGGGAATGTTCAATTCCCTTATACCTCCCTCAATGGAGACCATTAAGGGAATTCACAGAGTGAAGAATGGCAATAAGTAAAGAAAAAATTGGGACAGATGTATGGGAAATTATTTATGATAGATTAACTGGAGTTACTTCAGTAACACTTGCAGATGATTCTACTCAAACTGTTCAAACTCATACAAGTACTTACCCAGACAAAGTAGCAAGTTCTAAATCAAGTTATCCTATTTTAGTTTTAGAACCAATTAATTTAGCTTGGGAAAGACACACCTTAACAAAAAAGAAGGTAAATGGAACTTTTACTGTAGATATCTATACAACTAAAGGAGAAAGTGCAGAATTGTTTTTAGATGCCATAATTAACTCCATAGAAACGTACAGAGACACATTATCTGGTTTGGGTATGGTATTTGTTAACCTTGATTCAACAAGTTTTGATAATGTAGAAAGAGGAGGCTTTGGAGTGCATTTGGCTTCATGCATATTCAGTTTCAAATATTACTTTACGGAGACAAACATATAATGGAAATCGTAATGAAAACAAATCTTATTAAGAAGGACATTAAAAGAGTAGTAAGAACTGCTCTTAGTTTGACTGAAGAAGAGATGAAAGAAGTTATGTTAGCAAGTGATATATTTATGTCAGCAGTTCAAAAATCTGCTAAATTAAGGGCTCCAAGATGGACTGGTGCTTTAGCAAAAAGTATAAGAAAGCATGCTCCAACAAGAGGAACGGAATCTGGAAATATTGTAATTACAGTAGACTCACCATATGGCGCTGTTCAAGAGTATGGATTTAGAAAGCATGGTGTCGGAGGTGCTTGGGCTACAAGAAAAGGAAGGGTATTCGCAGAATGGTTGCATATGAAAGGATTACCAATTGGAGGAGCTAAAGTACAAAAAGCTTATAATCCTTCAGGATATTTTGTTGGTCCGGCTGTAGAGATAAATTTAAGTAATCTACCAAACTTATTAAATCAACACTTAGCTAAAGCAATAAAAGGAGGTAAATAAAAATGCCAGAACGTTTTGAAAAAATCCGAAGAAAAATATGGGCTGGATTAAAGGGAAAAATCAATCCAAGAACTAAGAAACCCTATACTGAAAGTGAATCTTATGCAATTGCTACAACACAATATAAGAAAAAATATGGTAAAGCACCAAGCAGATCAATGAGTGTAGTAAACAAATTCATTATAGAACTGAGAAAAGGAGGTAAGAAGCCCTGTCCCGGAAGTAAAATCCGATCCAAAGGCAAAGGTCAAGGAAAAGGTTACGGAAAGGGAAAGGGACCAATAGGAAGAAAATGAAATATAGAGTAACTAATAAAAAAGGACGCCATATTAAGTTTGCTGGAGTTGTTTTTGGACCATATGAAACAAAGATAGTAAACGAAATTCCTCCAACTGACTCATTCACATTCGAAAAGATAGAAGAGAAAGAAGAGCCAAAGAAAACTGAAAGGAGGACTAAATAAATGACATCACAATTTGACGGAGCATGGAGTGAGACAGCATTAATCGGGATTACAGGACATGACGATGATAATGATATGAACTTTCATGCAATTACCGAAACAGTAGATATAGATATCGGAGATAAAGATTTTGATACAATTGCAACATTATCAGGCGGGAGACTTATTAAATTTACACCTCAAGAACCTACTACAATAACTCTTGAAGCATATCCAGTAGAAGCTGGAACAGACTCAGGAACTACAGGTAAAGGATTCTTTGACTTAATGCATACACAAGATGCCTCTGAACCACAAGATATTGACGTAGACAGAGTAAGAACTCAATATAGAATTGCAATTTTATGGACAAATAATACAAGTATAACAGCAGCAAACCAATTAGTTGGTACAGCATATGCAGGATTAAGAGTTGTAGCAGCAGACGGATACTTTACAAGTGTAAAACCAAGTTATACTGATGGAATCTTGAAGTTTACAGTTGTATATAAAGTACCTCCATTTGATTCAAGTGGATCAGCAAATGTAGTAATTCAATCTACAGATATTGGCGGCGCTTCGATCACTGCTTTGGTTTCATATACGAGTACTAATAAGTGGTAACACTTTCTTTCTTTTCGAGAGGAAAATAAATGAAAGGAATACCGAAAGTATTAGTGAGTTGCCCGACGAGTGATCGTCACTCCCATTTACTTGAGAGATGGATTGATCATCTAAATAGTCTAACTTATCCAAACTTTGAAGTTTTATTAGTGGATACTTCATTAGATAAAGGAGAGTATTATAAATATCTAAAGAAATTAAAGGTTCATAAGAAAATTAATGTAATTAGACTAAAGTGGAATCCAGAAAAAAGGCATATACTTCAGCACTTAGCAGATGCCAGAGAGAATATTAGACAGTACGCTTTAAGGAACAACTTTGACTTTCTTTTCTTCTGTTTTCAAGGAGATACACAAATAGAAACGATTAATGGGGCAAAAAAGATAAAGAATATAGAAATTGGAGAATTAGTTAAAACACATGATGGAGAATATAGAAGAGTAACTAAAATTTATAAAAGAAAATACCATCAAAAAAATGGAATCATTTGGGTTCGAGCAGGTAGGCAATTAATAAAAAATACTCCAGAGCATCCTTATTATGTTCTTAGGGATAATTGTTTTCAATGGATTCATGCAAAAAATCTTTTAAGTACTGATAAATTAGCATACCCTATAAAAATCAAAGAAGACTTTATTAATTTTGATTGCCATGGGCGAGGTAGAAAATCTAAGATTCGTACTCCAGGAAAGATTTACAAAAAAAATTCAAGAAATAAGAATTTTAAGGTGGATTACTATGGTGATTATTTAGTTGATAAAGATTTAGCAAGGTTTTTTGGTTTATATTTAGCAGAAGGATGTCGTTCTTCAGATGGGATAAGATTTACTTTTAATAACAATGAATTAGAGTACATAGATTTTATTAAGGAAGTTTGTGAAAAAAAATTTAATAGAACACCAACCATAGATAAAAGATGGGCAACAACAGTAAAATTAAATATAAAAGAATTTTCAAAAAGATTTTCTGAATGGTTTGGGATAAATGCAAGAGTTAAGAAGATTCCAGATTTTGTTTACGATTGGAATGACATTAATAAGGCTTCTTTTTTAAGAGGATATTTAGAAGGGGATGGCCATTTTAATAATTCTGGGAGTTGTTCTTATATAACTGCCAGTAAAGATTTAGATGAAGGTATTAAATTATTATCGAATAGTCTTGGATTAGCAAGAATTAAGACACAAATTGTTAAACCATTGAAAGTCATTCTAAAATCATCAAAAAGGGAAATAAAATCACAAGGAGGTTATCAGAGTTATATAAATCAATATTCTACTTTTAAAATATTAGACCTTTGCGATGGCGAAATTTTTGGTAATTATCTTCTTGTTAATGCTAACATAGAACATAAAAAAAATAGAAACGAGTGTGATGTTTATAACTTGGAAGTTGAAGATAAACACACATACACCGCTAATGGTATTGCAGTCCACAATTGCGATGATGATATCTTTGTTCCTAAGAATTCTATTCAAAAGTTAATTTCCAGAAATAAGGAATTGGTAGGCTTTTATGTTCATATTTATAATCCTTCTGCGAGAGTGCCTTGTGTCCAAAAAGAAGGAGGATTTGAGGTAGGAAAGGGCTGTTATTGGTTTAATTTCGCTGAGATTAATGAATACAAGAAATTTATTAGAAAGTATAAAAAGAATGAATTGACTTTACAAGAGAAACATCTTATTCCATTTATTATTAAAGATAGATGGAGGCCAGATATAGTTCCTGTTTGGGCAGTAGGAATTGGTTGTTTAATGATTAGAAAAGAAGTTTTAGAGAAAGTTCCATTTACTACACACGATACTTTCATTTGGGGAGAAGATAATTGGTTCTTTCAGGCTTGCGAAGATAAAAAATTCCAATTTTGGTTGGATACCAGCGTTAGGGCAATACATAAAAATACTAATTGGAATATGATTAGTGCAAAATGCAGGCAAAATACTCGTATGGTATTAGCGATTGGTCCAACTAACGCCAAGGGAAATGTTTTATTGAGGGGTAAAAAATGAAAGATCTAATTACAGTAGGAATACCTACTTACAAGATAATACCTCAGATTTATGGAGCCATAGATAGTGTCCTCGAACAAAATATTGATTTTGAAATATTGATTGTAAATGATAGTGGAAATTCAGAACATCCAAACATTAAAAGATTAGCAAAGGATTTTGAGCATCTTAATAACTTTAGGATAGTTCATCATAAAGAAAACTTAGGAATTGGTGCAGCAAGAAATACTATTATAAACAATGCAAATGGGAAGTATATCTTTTTTTTGAGTGATGACGATGCACTTTTACCAGATTCTTTAAAGAAATTTCTTAAAGTAGCAAAAGAAAATCCAAATTCTATTATTTATTCAAGTTATTTAGTAATAGATTCAAATGGGAAGATAATTCAAAGAGTTAATGTCCAAAGGGCTCCAAGTAAAGAATCGCTTAAACAAAAGGTAATTGAGTTTGCAGTACATGATAGTATGTTCATTTGTTATAATTTCCTTGCACCAACTAAACTAATGAAAGAATATAAATTTAAATCAGAATTAAGATTTGGTGAGGATTTAGAACATTTGCTTAGATGCTTGCTTATTGAAGATGTAAACTTTATAGGAATATCCGAATTTTTATTTAAGTATAGTGTTCATATGAATTCTACTTCTACTTTAAAGAGAAAAGAAATACATGAAAATGATAATAAAATAAGAAAACAAATTAATAAATTAGCTAAGAGGCAAATATTCGATGGATAACAAAATAGAATCCTATAGTGCAGCGAGCATAATACCCACAAAATTATTTCATATTAATTCTATAAAAAAAGGAAAAATAAAGCCCCTTCATATACAATTAATTCCAACTAATAAATGTAATTTAAATTGTCCTTTTTGTAGTTGTGGAGATAGAGATAGGCAAAAAGAGTTGACATTTGAAGAAATCATAAAGATTTTAGATATCTGTGCGAAATACGGAACCAAAGCAATCACAGTCACAGGAGGGGGAGAACCACTATTCCATCCAAAGATTAATCAAATTTTTAGATATGCGCATAAGAAAGGAATGCAGATAGGTTTAGTTACTAATGGAACAACACTTAATAGATTACAGGAACATAAAAATTTAACTTGGTGTAGGATTAGTAGTGCTGATAATCGAATACCTGCATATAAAATAATCTCTGCTGCTTTAAAAGTTAATCCTCATACAGACTGGGCATTTAGTCATGTGATTACAAATAAACCAAATTATTCAATTATGAGGCATCTAATCAAGTTTGCTAATAATTATAATTTTACTCATATTAGATTGGTTTCTGACCTATGCGATTTAGATAATGTTCCTTCTATGGATGAAATTAAACTTAATTTATCATTGGTGAATGATTCTAAAGTTATTTATCAGGGAAGGAAAGAGAGTACACGCGGAACAAAAAAGTGCTATATTTCTCTTCTTAAACCAGTCATTGCTCCAGAAGGAATATTTGGATGTTGCGGCGCTCAATACGCAATTCACGGTCAGAAAAAGGATTTCATAGATAAAATGAAAATGGGAGAACTTTCGGATTTAAAGAATATTTTTGAACAACAGAAATATTTTGATGGGAGTATATGTGATATATGTTATTACAAATCCTATAACGAAATATTATCTAAATTATTATCTAAACCAGATCATTTAGAGTTTGTATGAGAGTCCAAAATAATCCATATTATAGAATAATGATGAGACTTATTCCAGCAGATGCTACAGTCCTTGATTTAGGATGTGGCAGAGGAGATCCTTTTATTGATACCAATTTTAAGAAGTTAATTGGTATTGACTTATTTAGCAAGAAATTTGATATGCCAGAATATACTAAAATAATGTACAGAGACATTAAGAAAATAGATAAAATGTTTCTTCCTAAATCTTTTGATGTGATTACTGCGATAGATGTAATAGAACATTTAACAAAAAGAGAAGGAGGAACCTTGCTCAAAAATGCTGAAATAATTGCTAAAGATATGATTCTTATTTTTACACCATTAGTTTGGTCAGATAATAAAGAGCATGTAGAGGATGAATCACTTTGGTGCTATGGAAATAAGTATAATTATCATAAATCACTCTGGACAATAAAAGATTTTATTAAACGAGGATATAATGTAGTACCTTGTCAAGAAGGATATGTGCTCGCTGTTAAGGTATTAAAATGAAGAAAGAAATTATAATCCTAATTGGAAGCGGATGTGCTGGAAAAACAACTTACGCTAAGAAGATTGAGAAAGAACAACTTACGCTAAGAAGATTGAGAAAGAAGGATATGAATACATTGGAATTGATCAAAATTATTATTATACTGGAAAACCAGAGTATTTTGATTTTCTTGATTTTGTAGTAGAAAAATTAAATAGTAGTCCTAACAAAAAGTTTGTTCTCGATGGATATATATATTTCGATAAGCAGTTTAATTATTTAAGAGCAAGGTTAAAATATCATAAAATTAAACCGATTATTGTTTTTGCTAAACCAACAATAATCCAACAAAGACTCAAACAAAAAGGGGCTAAGCAAGACATTTGGACATTATATACAAAAGGAATTCCCAATTATTGGGATATGAATGAATGTGAATTTGTAGATTGCTCTAAACAGCCCAGAAAATCAAGTTATGCTAAGATGATATTTATGTTCGGAACAAAAGAAGAAGTTATTGACTTTCTTGAGAAATTAAAAACAAAAAGTTATGATAAATATTATCAAACAATAGAATTACCATTTGGAATGAAAATTAAAGGATATAATTCTAACTATGAACATAAAAGTTGGGAAATAATTTCTAAAATTTATGATTTCAAGAATAAGAAAATTGCTGACTTTGGTTGTTTTAATGGTTACTTTTGTTTTGAAGCAATAGATTTAGGGGCGGAAGTCGTTGGTTATGATAAGTGTATTCCTGCAATTGAAACAGCAAAAGAAATAGCGAGATTAAAGGGAGCAAAAGTTAAATTCAAAGTTTTTGATATAGAAAAAGAGAATATCCCAGAAAATTATGATTTGATTTTATTTTTAAATACTTCTCACCATTTAACTAATCCTTCTATAGCTCTTGATAAAATATTTAAAAAAACAAAGGCAGTCATAGTAGAAATGCAATTTTCTAATATAAATAAGAAAGAAGTGATTGAAATTGCAAAAGAAAATAATCATAAATTAAAAAAGGAAATTGAATCAGCAAGGTTTAGAACTATAATGCTTTTTGAGAGGGAAGAATGAAAAGAATAATTTTATCGAATTGGACAGTACGCGAAGATTGCGCAGGAGGTTGCGAAACAGTTTATGGATACTTAAAAAGAGTATTTCCCCAAGCTGAATTACTTTCCGGAAGAAGATTTGCTAAAGGATCAAAAGATATTATCGAAATGATAGCAAAAACAGATCAATATTTATTATCTGAATATAAAAAAGACAAGAATATTTTAATCATTAGAGATGCAGAATTTGGCGGGGTTTTAGATATTTCAATGATTCCTCAAATAGTTTTGTTTCAGAATCCTTATAAGACAATAAATGAAAAATTAGTAAATATAAATCATCCTTGGATAGTAAAGGGTTACATAAATAAAGTCAAGAAATATCCAAAAATAGCGACGACAAACTTCATAGCCAATGAAATGAAGTCTAACAATTTAAAACCAGATTATATAGTTCCTAATTGTGTAGATTTAAACTTATTTAAACCTAAAAATAAAAAAGAACTTAGGAAGAAATATCATATCCCCCAAAACAAGCGTATTGGTATTTGGATAGGTATGAGTAATATAATAAAAAATTTTCAAATGCTTTTAAATCTTATAGAACACCAAGAAGATATATTTTGGATTTTAATAGCAAAAGACAAATTTCCAACACTTGCAAGTAATACTAAGACCTTCCATAATCAAACACATGAACAAGTAAGTGAATTATTAAACTGTGCAGATTTCTTTATGTTAACTTCTCCAATTGAAGGGTGCGGACTTGCAGCATTTGAAGCAATGGCGACGAATCTCCCTTGTATATTAATGAGGACAGGATACTTTTGGGATTTCTGGGATGATAAAATTGGCATTTCAGTAGACTGGCGTGATTTTAAAGCTCATGTTAAAGCAATTCAACAAATAAATAAAATAAAAACTAATAGTAGAAAGGTTTTAATAAATCAAAAACTTGATTATATTACATGGAGAAACGCTTGGAAGAGCATAGTAGAAGAGGTAAAATATGGATAGTCGAAAAGAATTTGAAGAGAAGGTACTCAATCCGATAAAAACGAAAGGATTAGTCATTAGTCGTATTCCTAAGTCTACAAGAGATGAATTTATTAAATTTGCTGAAGAATATTATGCAGATGATTATGGGATGTTACTTTTAGAATTATGGAATCGTTATAAAGAATATCAAAATATTTTACAGGGAATGGACATTAAACTCAATTATTTAATTGAATTGGTTGGAGCCAAACAGACTCGACCAGAAGAAGAGAAGTCAACTAAACGGATGCTTTCGGGCAGAGAAATCGTTGTTGATAAGAAGAGTAGAAAGGAGGTGGAAAATGGATAATGTAGAAAAAATTAAAAGACATTTAGCAAAACCTGTTTCAATTGTTTTAAAAAGTGCATCTGGAGAAGAAGATACATTTGATTTCAAACCTTTAAATGTAGAACAGCAGGCAATTTTGATGGAATTGAGCAAGAGGATAAAAAGTAGAGAAAAGATTAAAATAAAAGGTGTTGAAGTTCCTGATGTAAACAAAGAAGATATGACTGGAATGTTTGATCTTATCTTAGATATTGCACGTGGTTCCTTAGGCGAAATTGAAGAATCAACTTTAAGAGACTTTGTCAATACTAACTTTGATCAGTTGTCTGATAAACTTGAAGCCTTGATTCCAGTCAAATCAGAATCAGATGCTTTAGCGAAAATAAAGAAAAAGCAGGAGGAACTGAAGAATGCAAGAAAATCAAACACTGACTGATATTAAGAGGAAAATATTTGGTGGTGCCAAGGAACCAGATATACTTGACATCTATCATTATTTAATGATACATTACGGTTACATCCCTTTTGAAGATTTTAAGAAAATGGATGCTCACTTAGTTGACGAACTAATTATTAAATTAAATAAAATGAATGAAAAGGCAAATAAGAAATTGCCTAAAGGGAGGAGATAATGGTTGGAGAAACTGCACAACACAGAATACAAGTAATCATTGAGAATATAATTAAGGGACAAGAAAAAGTAAATGCGATGACTACAGATTATCGCAGAATGGGCAATCAATTTACAAATGTTTCTAAATCTATGGTCTCTCAAGCCCTTAAACAACAACAAGCGGTGACTGTCTTAGCTAAGAAAAACCGATTTTTAGCTGAATGGTCCCAAAAGTTAGGTATTAATACCTCAAGAGTCAGAGATACGATGAGTGCTGCTGGTTTAAAAATCAATGATTCTGGTGTGGCTGTGGATTTAGCGGGTAGAAAAGTGAAGAATTTGTATAGAGTTATGAAAACAGCAGAACTTCAGACAAGGCGATTTAATATGTCTTTACTTTCTGTTATGTTCGCTGGTATGGCTTTACAAAGGTCTATGGGTAGATTAATAAGACCTGCTGCTGAAGCTGCTGGTATTTTTGATATATTTGGAGGTGTTTTAGAAGACGTTTTTTCTCCGATTATGGAAGCATTAGAACCTGCCATTTCAGCCATTGGAGATGTTTTAAGTAATATGAGTGATAATGCGAAATTAGTTGTGGGTGCTTTTGTTTTGTTTTTGTTTGTTGGAGGTGTTGCATTAGCACTTATTGGTCAAATGGGATTAGCTATTGGGGGATTGAGTATATTATTTGGAAAAACAGTCCTTACTGCAACTGCAGCATCTGGAGCTGTATTTAAATTAGGAGTAGCTTCTGCTGTTTCTGGAACCACCGCACAAGTTGCCTTTCTTCCATTTTTACCAATACTTTATGCGATTGTAGCAGTAGTAGGTTTAGCAATCGCAATCTTTTATTATTGGGATGATATAATGTCTTTTTTAGGTGATGATTTTAAAAGATTTGGGAAGATTGCTCTTGCTATCTTCTTTCCAATGATTTTCGTTTTATTTAAATTAGGAGATATACTTAAATGGTTAGGATCTACAGTAAGAATGTTTGTAACATCAACTGCACTATTTTTTGGTTGGTTAGGTGATAAAATATCTACTTTTGGTGAGACAGTTTCTGGTACATTTACAAGTATATGGGATTGGATTATTGAAATATGGGAATCTCTTGGAGATTGGCTTTCAGAGAAGTGGGACGCAATTAAAGAGTATTTCATAGAAAAATGGACTGCAGTAAAAGAATGGTTTAAAAAATTGTGGAAAAGTCTTTCTGATTGGTTCTGGAATATTTTATCAAAGATAGGCAATTTCTTTAAAAATGTCTGGAATTGGATATCTACTACATTCTGGAATGTATTAACTAAAATTGGAACGTTTTTGAAAAATACATGGAATTCCCTTTCTATTTGGTTCTTAAACATTTTAACTAAGATTGGAACATTCTTTAGAGAAAAGTGGGAAAGTTTGAAAGAGTGGTTCGGTGAAAAATTAAACAGTATTTACGAATTCTTTAAAAATATTTGGAACACATTAAGTAATTGGTTTTCAGATAAATTGAATAAAATAGCTACATTCTTTTCTGATACTTGGAATTCAATAAAAGAAACAGCAAGAAGTGTGTGGGAAGGAATAAAGGATGTTATTAAAGGAGCAATTAATGGGATAATAGAGTTAATTAATAAATTAATTAGGGCATGGAATAAACTCTCTTTTAAAGTACCTACAATTAATATTCCTTTTTTGGGAACTTTCGGTGGGCAAAGTATTAATGTTCCTACTATATCTGAGATATCTCCTTTAGCAAAAGGGGGCATAGTAAGAAAACCAACTTTGGCTATGATTGGAGAAAGAGGACCAGAAGCAGTAGTTCCACTCGATAAGCATAAAGGTTCCACTATTAATTTTTCCCCGACTTTTAATGTAACTGTCGCAGATAAATCAGAATTTGAAAGAATGATAAAGTTTAATAATACTAAAATGGTAGAAGATCTAAGAAGGATGGTGAAAGACTAATGGCAATCAAAGATTATCTGGACAAAATGATTTATTTTGGGAATCAGACTTATAATATATTTATTCCAATACATACAATAAAAGTGAGTAATACGAGATCAAAAAAATTAAGAAAAAGAAATCCCGGTAAAAGTTCTCAAAAATCAGATACTAATCCAGTAGACACTAAAATCTCAGACAGATTAAAAGTTGAAAATGTTTATGAAGTAGATGGATATATTGAGCCTATTGGAGCAAATGATACTGATGATTTTTATTTTCCAACCGAAAAAACAGCTAAAGAAGTTAAAGATGATTTTATAAAATATGTTTTTAATGAAAATACTAAGTTACAAAAGATGTATATGGGTTATGAAAACAGAATATTCTTTGGAGCTGTAGAAAAAGTTGATATAACCGAAGAAGCTATGGATAAAACAACACAAACACCAACTAAATATTCAATTAAATTTATCTTTATCGCTACAAATAATAGAATAATTTAAAATGGCAAAAAGAGTTTATTCAAATTCAGTAAAGAAATGGGCTTTAGGAGCAGGAATACCAAGTGGAATAGTAGGATTTGCATTGATTTTCATTTATTTATCTGCAATTGGAGTAATAGAAGTAACGGGTTATTCAGACAGTTATGTCTGTGAAGGTACATTAAATAATCCTTGTATTGCTTTAATCAATTTTACAGCAAAGGAAGATATTTTTTTATATCCTTTGAATTATGATCCTTGGGATAGGACTACGCCATTTCAAACAGATAAAGACATAGAATCTTGGAAAATGTATAGATCTTGGGGAAGTAGTTGGAGAGAAATAGATTTATATAAAAGATGTACAAGTACATGGTGTGGTGCTCCTCCTAATTCTCCAAATAATTTATATTCTTTTGCTTTCAGAAAAGATAGAGATTATCAAATTAAGATAGAAGCAGTTAAGAAAAGTCCTTATGACACAATTAAATGGTCTTTTACTAAATACGTAGACCCTTTTTTCTATGGAATTGACTCTCCAGATATAGAAGCAACTAAAATTACTATGGAGTTAGGAAGTCAAATTAATATTACTACAAATTTAACAGATTATTCTGGAGGAGTTTGTGTTGATATAGATCATCCAGATTATGGAAATAATTATGCTTGTGGAACACCAAGTGCTAATTTTTTATTTAATATTTCTTATTTTAGGAAAGATGAATTAAATGATTCTTCTACTCAAAAAGATTTAACATATAGTGGATCTAATGATATCGGAATTGAAAGAGAGGGTTGGAACTCATCAGTTTGTGCGGTGGATTGTGGACGTGGATTTGATGAAGATTTTACTACCTATGCAAAAACAAAAGATGCTTCTCCATATTATACATATATCTATGAAAATTTCACAATTCCTTCTTGGTTTGATATTTCAGAAGGAGATACTGCTACATGGTATTTTAGGTCTGGATGGGAAACTGGCGAAAGTCCAACATATATCGGATGTGATACTTCTGGTGCTAGCACATATTCTAATTTCTATTCTACTGGTTGTCAAGGTTGCGCTACAACACGAGCTATTCCCTCTACTTGTTTAGATAATGGAAATACACTTACAATGAGAACGAGGATAGTTAAAAGTGGTGGTGGTACAACACCTTGGAGCTGGTATTATGATGGAAACGTAACTTTTCAAGATTTCGGAAATCAGACAGTTTATATAAAGGGTCATCAATATGATGAGGTCGAGGGGCTTGTTATTAATTTAACTGGGCATTCAAACTTGGGATCCTATCCAACCAATGTTAAAATTTATGTAAACAATACTTTATCAAATGATGTTGGACTTTTATTTGATGGGCAAATAACAGAGACTTTATTAAATGATAATTCAGCAACTAAAAATCGAACCTATACTACTTCACAAACTTTAACTGAATATTTAAGAATTCCTAAAACTGCTGAGGTTTCTTCGGCTCTTTTAAGTTTAAGTGGTTATAAAGCAAAAGATTCTTCTCTTATTATAGAAGATGATACTGAAGATGCATCTTGCGATATTCAATGTACTTATATTAATGTTTGTAATGGTACAGATTATACTGGATGTTATTATTCTGGAGGTAATGGATGTAGTTTGAGTGATACTTCAAAATGTATAGATGAAGACTTAGATACATATTGTTATATACAGGCATCCCAAACAGTTAGTTGTATAGTAAACGCATGGCATTATGAAAATTTTACAGTTCCAACTCCTGTTGAAAATATCGAAGAAGCAACTGTTACTGTTAAATATGATTTGAAAGGATTTGATGATAGACATATTTCTGGAATAGATATAGAATGTAATGAAGGTTCAGGTTTTAGTGAAGGAGGTTATAATATTTTTGTTCATCGTGCAGTTGATTCTGGGATTACTACAGTCACACGAGATGTACCTTCTGCTTGCATTACTAATGCAAAATCCACAGGAGTATTAGAATTTGAGTATAGATTATTAAAAGCAACAGGTAGCACAGATGTTTGGACGTATGTAAGATTTTATGATGCCAGTGTAACATGGATAAACAATTCTTATCCTGATAATCTTAGTTTAGAGGTTGGTATATCTGATGGAATACATGAGTGGAATTTCACAGGCGAATTTAATTCTACACATTCTCCAAATAGAACGACTAATTTTAGTTCATCATTAAATAGTTTTTTAAGTGTATGTGTTTCAGATGATGACGGTTATTGTGCAATTCCATTGTATTTTGTTAGCCAAACTGCTGGGAAAATTGAGATTTCAGATATAGAAATAAATTATACAAATGATCCAAATCCAATAACACTTTCAGCAGATTTAGTTTCTTCTTTTCTTGGAAATTCTACAAATTTCGCAGATATTCCTATCAAGTTTGAATCAAGTCAAGCGGGAATTATTAATATTTCAGATATTAGATTTGATTATGTTGGTGGTAATGATACTACTGATGTTTTAGTTTATTCCCATTTAAATGATGTTTTTAAAACATCATTCAATAATTCTCTTCTTAAAGAAAATTTAACCTTTACTCAGAAAGAAGATTTTGTGAGAATACTTAATTTTTCTAAATATTCCACAATAAATTCTGCAGTTTTAAACTTGACAGGTTATTCAATTGATATTTTTCCAGGTTGGGATAAAAAGCAAGAAATTAAAGTCCAAGAGAATTCGGGAAATTCCTTTGCAAATTACACAACAAAAATTGATGTCCCTTATGATAGTGATATGCAAGCAGATTTTGATGATTTGAGATTTATGAATAGTTTTCAATCAGCAAGTCTGCCCTATTGGATTGAAAATTATACTTCTGGGACATCTGCTTGTGTTTGGGTGATGGTTCCTGATTTAGTTTCTAATGAAAATACAACAATTTATATGTATTACGGAAATAGCAGTGTTGAGACTACTTCGAGCAAAAATGGGACATTTCTCTTTGTAGACGAATTTAATAATAGTTTGGAATCAAGTAAGTGGCAAACAAATATTCAATGTAGTGGTGGATCTATTTATTCATCAGAAGGAAGGGTTTATTTACAAAATAATGAGATTACTGGCTGTAATGTTGTTATGGCAACAGTTATGAACTTTACTTCTCCAGTAGTGGCGACATTTAATTTTAAGTTTGTTGCATTAGGATCTCCTTCATCAAGAAGTTTATTTGGATTAACAAATTCTATAGATGACACGGATTATACTTTGTATGGGAAAAGGGCTATAACTCATTATTGGGGTGATTGGAGTAATATTTTATCAGAAGGAGGGATAGAACCAATCGACAATCCGATAACGATTACTCCAAAATTAGAACATACCTTAGATTTAGATTATTCTGAAAAAATCATTTTCAAAGCAGTAAATAATAGGACATTTATCAGAAATGACACATTCCGTATGGTATCAACACATTCTAATTCAACAATTTATAAGTTTTTTATGGGAATACAGTCTGGATCGTCAACATTGATAAATATTTCCATAGATGACTTTAGAGTAAGGGCTTATGCAGATACTGAGCCCACGATTTCCTTTGGTGATGAAGAAACTGGAACACAATTTCCCTCCAATGTGAGTATGAGTTCGGATGTTCAAATATTTTATCAAGAAGGATATTTAACAACAACTAATCAAACAGAAGATTTTGCCTCTATTTTGAATACCAATATTAATTCAGGGTTATGCGATTGTGTTGGATGTAATCTTGTTGGGGCAATGTGTTTTATCAATATAACATTTCATTCAGATACTATAGGAATTTTAAAATATTCGGATATTAATATTAGTTATGATATTGAAGACAAATCAAATAATGAAACACTTAGTATAATTAACTATTTTTCCAAATGGGCTTATAATCTTCCGAGATATGTAAACTATCTTGAATTTATACCAAAGAATCCGACTGCTAAGAACGTAACTCCTTATGGACAAATAAGTTTAATACCTATTTTTAATATTACTACAATGAATTATGGTGGAAAGAATATGAATTTAAGTATCTATCTTAATGAAAGTATGCCTTGTGTTAATCTAACTTATTCAACAGATAGTGCCAAATCAAATGGAACATTATTAACTAATCAAACTTGGCAATATTTTAATACAAATTTAGAATATAATAATGTTAGTTCATTATATCTCTGGGCGGATTACGAATGTAGTTATACTAATTGGTATTTGTTTTATCCTGAAATCTATATATCGGGGTGCGCTTCTGATGTTGATGTTTGTGATAGGAGGTTCGACTGATGGCAACAAAAATAGTAAGTGGAAGAAAGATTAGACCTTTTGTGTGGGTTCCACCAACGAATGAAATAGAATATAAAATTGAGATAGTTACTAATTCAGAAACTTACGACGTAACTGAAAATATAGTAGAAGGAGAATATACAGACGGAATTACTGAAACAATAGGTAATTTTACGTTTACTATAGATAATACTGGTCAAGACTACACAAATAAATTTAATCTTTATGACAGAATAAGAATTTATATGGACTATGCTACTTCTGCAACAACTAAAGTATTTGAAGGAAGAATTGAAAAGGTTAATACTAAAGAAGGAGATATTGTAATTTCTGGCAGGTCTGTTGCATCAAGAGTTATGGGAATTACAGTTACATACCGCGCTGCAGATTATACCCACGAAATTCTTTCTACTATTTTAACTAAGTACGCAGGGTATATTACTAAAACTAATATAGATACCACTGAGTCCACAGATGCTCCAATTAGTGTAAATTGGTACCATAAACCTTTTTGGGAATGTGTACAAGAATTATGTAACAGATCTGGATACGATGCTTATATTGATGCAAATTCAGATTTTAACTATTTTGTTTCTGAATCAAAAGAAAATACTACAGAAGCAGTAGTACACACCCATAATTTAGAAGAAGTTGGAGATTTTACTCCAGATCTCTCTGTTGTTTATAATAGAATCATTGTTTACGGAGCCAAAGTAGAAGAGATGCAAATAATTTGGATGGAGCAAGATACGGATTCAATCGCTTCTTATGATGTTAGAGAATTGACAATAAATGATTCAAATATTATTACTGTAGCTCAGGCAAGGGCAAGAGCATTATATGAGTTAAGTTTACATAAAGATCCTCCAATAATTGGGGAAGTAACAAGTTTAGGTTTACCTACTATTTTACCTGGCGAAAGGATAAGAATTTCTGACCCAGATTCTGAACTTGATCCGAAATATTACAATATACAAAAATTTACGCACAGATTTAGTTCAGATGATGTACCTCTTACAGTCCTAACAATCCAAAAAGAAATGAGCACAATTCCTAAAATATTAAAGAAAAGAATATCTTTTGAAATAGAAAGTACTGAAAAAGAGAACCCAAATGAGATGAGATTTTCTATAATAGAAACTTTTGATTCTGATATTGGTACACATAGTACTACAGAAATTACTGAAGGAAGATTAAAAACCACAACAGGAAATTCAACAGGAACTTGGATTAGTAATCTGATTACTACTTCAAACAATGTCACTTCATACGAACTCAGAGTTAAAGGTGAAGCATTACCGGGAACCATTTATTCTATTAGTACAGATGGAGGTAGTACATATCAATCCATCAATGCTTTAAATATGGCATATTCTGCATCCCCACCCGGAACTAATATTAAAATAAAAATAGTATTTGCGTCAGCATCAACCCAAATTGATGCTTATTCGTTGCTATACAAGACATAAAATGACAAACGAATCTAAAACTACAATGATATTGAATCACGTGATTAAAATAAAAGAAGATATAGCAGGAATTAAACAGCATTGTAAGAATACTGATAAACATCTCAAAACTTTAAATGGGTCTTTAGAAAAACATGAAGTTAAAATAGAAAATAATGAAAATAGAATAGGAAACATAAGGATTACAATGGCTAAATGGGGTGGAGCAATTGCTGCTATTTTAATTATTTTACAATTCGGAGGAAGGTATATCTGGAGTTAATTACTTATATGGGTTCTCTAACCCTATATCTACAATCTCATATGTCGTCAATAAACAAACATTTAAATAGCAATTATTCGTCAAATGAAAGGAGGTTAAAATGTATAACGTTATAATTGAAGGCGCTATTGGTGGCCTCGTTTATTCTCTTTCTGGTTGGGCAAATGGTCCAGAGAAAGAAAGATTTGATTGGAAGAAAATGGTTCCCACTTTGATAGTTGCAGGAGTTATTGGAGCTATGGCAGCATTTACTGGACAAGACTATGGCTTTGTAGCTAATGGTGCAATGGCTGCTGGTCTTACTGCTGTAGTTCAAAAGTTCTGGCAAGCTTTCATAAAAAAGGTGAAATAAATGCTCAATAAGTTGAAAGGAGGTATTTTAAAATGGAAAACGATAGTTGGTTAAAACTACTTACAGTTTTGATGGTTATTGGACTTGTCCTTGGTATTTGGGGTCTTTTTGCGATCTCTAATATTCAGGTAACAGTTCCAGATGCATCTATTTCTGCTAAGGATAAATCAGACATTGCAACAGAATCCGCACAACTTGTACTCGCTAACTTACCAGCTTCAGAACCTTCTGAAACCGAAGTGTTAGATAATGATAAACTTGATATATTAATATCAGAGTTGACTATTAACGCTGAAGAAGCTAAAGCTGAGGAATTGGCTCTTGCGGAAATTGAGACAAGAAACTTCAAGAGAGCACTCCAAAATCATTTAAATGATAACGGATCAAGCATTGACAGTTACAAAGATATTGAAGTAATCCTTGTTAAGGATATTGAGATTGATATATCTGGAGACGATGCTGAAGTCGAATTAGAACTCAAAGTTTCTTACTTTGAAGATGGAGATGATGATGCAGATGATATTGTTAAAGCTAAAACAAAAGTCATATTAGAAATCAAAGACCTCGATGAAGATGAAGATTTTGAAGACGCAGAAATTGTGGATTATGATAAGACTGCTTTTAGTCTAATCAAGTTCTACGATTAAATCGTGAATCTTTTACTTTTTTTCTTTTTTTTAATATTAATTAGTACCGGAGGGCTACCGTTGCCAGAAGCAAATTAATTGGTAGCCTCCATATCTATATTTTCTATATAAATAGGTTTATAAATGTTTGTATTAATCTATAGAAATATATATTTTACTTTAGAATTTCAGTATAAACTATTTCCCCACGCTTATTTCCACGAGAAGCCACTAAAATTTTGCTAAATATATTATTCTTCAAAAGCCATGCGCATTTCTCTTTTTCTTCTTTATCAAGATATTTCCCAGTCTTACATTCTATTCCTATAACTTCATAAGTAAAAAACTCTGGCACTTTCTCCATTTTTTTATTCCAAAATTCTTTATGTAAGGGTTTAAACGCAAAATAGTCTGGGAATCCACAAGCTCTCATATTAAATCTGTTTGACTTTGCATTGATTAGTTTTGCTTTTCCAATTTGTGCTTCTATTCCTGCAATTACATCGTATTCTGGAAGTTCAACATTTTTAGTCCATCTTGCACAAATCCAATTTTTATTTTCCAAATCTGCTTGCACATGTCTCTCGAACTCAGCACCTTTTCTACGATTACGTTTACCTTGTTTTACTTTATCTACTATCACTGGAGAATTATTCAATGTTGAATTTTTTATATTAACTTTGCTCATTTTTCTTCTTATCATATAATCTTCTTGATCCCATATTGTTTCGCTCATACTGTATTATCACACTCTACCTTAATAAACTTTTTCAATTTGATGTTGCTTTTCTTACAATATTTTTTATACACTTATACCTCTTTCCGCAATTAAGACATTCTTCTACTTTATATAATTTCTCCTTAGTAAAGATTTGTTGTCTATGCCCACATTTTGGACACTTTACTATAGTTATTGAATATCTAAATCCCATCTTTTTTTTATCTCCGTTTGCATTGGCTGAGTATGATATCCATATCTCTTTAGCTTATTATGCCAACTTGCGTGTTTTTTATGGTTTTTGAATATCATAAGATTTTCTATTTTATTATTTTTTTTATTTAAATCGATATGGTGTACACACTCATTACGTTTTAAACTTCTTTTTAGGAAGTCCTCGCAGATTTTCCTATGTTCCAAAATCCATCCTTTCTTTGTTTTTGAGTATTTATGTTCGGGACAATAAATCTCGATATATCCATTCTTAATTCTTATTTTCATTTTAATATTTTTTTATATCCTTGTAAAACTTGCTTAGACATTGGATGTCTGCCTAAAGAGGTATATTTATACCCCTTTTTCTCTAATAACTCAGTCAGGGGCTCGCTAAGGGCTATAGGCACCCATATTTCAGTAAGGTTAAGTCTTTTTGCTAATAGTTCAATTTTAGACAAGCAACCAAGGAAATTCTTAGTATTACCAATATCTACAGAGATTATTGAGGCGATTCCTGTTAATTTACCTATTAAGACGTTTGCTTTTGCATCTCCGAATTTAATTTTCCTTTCTTTCATTCTTTTGTACCCAAAAGACCATAAAGATATTGTATTACATCATCTATGCTAATACATCCATTATGGCCTCTTAGGTCTGAAATCTTTTTCCAAGTATCTTCACTAACTTGCATTGATTTCTTCTGTTCGTTCTGTTCCATTTTCTATTCTATTTTTCCAATTAGGATCGAGCCAACCTTCTCTTTCTAAGAAGTTTAGACATTCTATCATGTGTTTACACACCTTATTTTCTGCCCGGTTCTTTTTACTGTGCCCAAACCAGCTTCCGTGAATACAAGCACATCCCTCAACTTCATATTCTGGAATGCCTAATTTAATTGGAATCCTTACGCTATATATTCCACTTGTACCTAACACTTTAAATGTAGCTGTTTGGGCTATTCCTCCCGGTGGAGAAATATCAAATGTAATTATCATCTAAACACCTTTGATTCAAAGTGATTAGCGAATACATCAATAACATTTAGTATTCCACCCTCATTAGCTTCTAAAAGCTCCTTTGCAGACTTTGGGTTCATTCTAAACAGTAAATCTAATGCCTCAATGGCTCTCTGATTGCTATTTTGCCTAACAATATACGTTTGAGTGTCTATGTTCTTTTCAGCACCGCTTCCGGACTGTATATTCTCTTTTAGTTTAGTCTGTGCTACATCACTTTCACTTGGTTCTTCAAATCCTATTAAGTTAGTATATGTCTTTTCTCCAACTTGCTTAGTTTCATATATTGCCTTTACGGTATCTCCAATATTGTAGGTGTCTATAATATCTTGATTGAATGTACTCATCTTCATCTGTATATTCCCATTATCTATTGTATAGAGCGCTCTCTTCCAAGGGTTGTCATTTTTGATTCCTTCTTTTATATCTTTTGTGGTTATTGTTCCTATTATTTCCATTTTAACCTCCTTTCATCTGGCTTTTTTGGTTTAAGCCTTTCCTGTCTTTACTTGTTTCTTTAAGACTATTAAATTCTGTTCTATTTGTTTTAGTTGTGGTCTAATTTGCAGTATCTTTAACTTTAATTCTTTTATTGGGTTCTGTAATGCAATATCATTTTCTAATGCCTTTACAGTACTGTTTAACAATTCTTTCTGCAATTCCAAAGTGTCAACTTGTTCTTGCTTTATTTTAATCTCTTCTTCAGTTAATTTTGTTTTATCTATCATTTTTCCTCCTTTTTATTATAAATCCTCTTCACTTTTAGCTTTTTTAGTTGCTATTCCTTGTTCAATCCCTTTATAGCAATCTAAACACATTAAACTTATTCTTCTTACTACTCCATCTCCAGATGGTACTAATTCAATTAGTTTCTTTAGTTTATCATTTGTCCAATATTTCTTACAATTTACGCAGCGACCAATTACTATTTCTCTTTCTTCATCTGTCATTTCTTCTCCGCCTCCTGTATCTTTAATGTGTCCATGACTCCTGAAAGGTATGCTTTATTGAGAATTAAACCAAGAAGATGTAAAAACTTTCCCCGTTTATGAACTCCACCCATTTTTATATTATTCATCGGAACAAAAATCTTAAAGTCTTTTCTCAACATGGTATTAATTATCCATTTATCTCTTGCACGTTTTGGAACTTTATATTCCTTCCTAAAAACTTTAATACCTTTATTTATAGGTTTAAATGCTTCAATCGCTTCTTCTATTGTTTTAATATATTTTTTCATGTGGCTACCTCAATTTGTTTTTTCTTTCGTTTTTTAATTCTTCTTACCAACTCTCTTACTTTATCATCATCAAGCAATTCTATGGATTCATCACAAGTCTTACCAGTATATTTTTCTAAAGCATTATCTAATTTCCATCTTAGTGTTTGCTCTAATTCAAGTCTTAATTCTTTTAACCGCTCTTTTACTTTAGTGCTAATTTTTCCCTCCTTCATATTCCCATTTTAAACCTTTAAATACTGGTCTAAATTGATACTTTAAATTTAAAAACATTTCAATAGATTTAGGATTATTAAAATACATGACCTTATCAAATTGATAGCATTTAGATAACTCAAAGTATTTTAGTATATTCATTTTAAAATCCCCTAAAACAACTTTTAATTTCTTCCAATAAACTAATATTTTCTAAGATTATCATACTACTTACTGGTTTATCTGGGATTTCCATATTAACTTCATTTTCTTGGGGTTTATCTGTCATCTTCCATTTCCTCCAAGTATTTAGCTTTTTCTGGATTTATCTTAATATATCCCTGATCTTCAAGTTCCTTAAGTGTTTGTATAGTTAATCTAACATTCTGCACAGCACTCATCTTAATCTCTTTTTGTTGAGACTCTAATCTTTCAAGATTTTTGTCTATAGTCCTTAGTGTGTCGTTTAAAGTCCTAATCAAATTACTAATCTCTCTGGCAAATATCATCATTTGAGCACTTGGTATTTCTTTCTTTATAGCTTCTAATCTGTTCATAATAGTCTGTCTTAATTCAGTAACTATCTTTATGTTTGATCTGCCTTCATTAATTAGTTCCAATAATGTTTCTCTGTATATCTTAGCATAATCTGCATCTTTGTCTAAGAATTCTTTATGTTTAATTATACAACTCTTAATAATGTTTCTTACTATTTTGTGGCTAACCTTATTTTTCAAGTCTAATTCTTCATTTACTACCTTTGCTATCTCGATAGGAGTTAGACCTCTTGCATTTAGTTCTGCTACCTTTCTAATTACTTTCTTTTCTCTGAACTCATTTTTTATTTTGCTCATTCTCTGCCCACCTTCTTATGAATCACGGCACGTTTTTTTGGTTTTGCGAACAAATCATCCTGAACTTTCTTTTCAACAACAACTATTGTGTCATTGTGTCCGCCACCATGATATACCAATAATATCTCAACCATTTCAAATCCTAACTTTTTACCAAACCCTCCGCTCTGCCAACCAAAACTAATTGCATAACCACCAACCACAATCTTATTGTAAATTGCTTTCTTTACGCTTGAATAGAGTAATCCATTTTGAGTATCTTTCTGCGTTACTTTCAATCCAATCCCTTTATAACATTCTGATATTTGTCTTGGGGAGTAAGGGGGGTCAAATAAAACACCCTCAAACCCACCCTGAAGTTTCTTTGCAAACTCTTCTGCTTGTAGATTGTATGTTGCCTTGATATTAGGATTTAAGTCGTTTGTGAACTCTGCTGGGCTATTATTTCCTGCGAAGGGGTCTACCCACCCAGTGCCTTCTCCAACATATTTTTTAAGAAGCTCTGCTATTGGTTTTATCTTAAATGTTTCTTTATTTGGATAACCATATTCTCTACACATTATTAGTTTAGTTCCCATCTGTGCCTCC